GCCAAAAACAGTTAATAATGCATTATTTGTTGGATCAACATCAGAACTTTCAAAATTATTGAAGAAAGGAGTTCTAAATAATAAGGTGGAAAAAGAAGAAGAATGAAAACATTTAAAGAATTTATAAAAGAAAGTAGTCTTTCAAGAATCAAAAGTAAAGCAGATAAAGGGGGAATGGCTGTTCTTTCTGGAAGTCGTGGAGATAAGTCTGCAAAAGAAAATCGTGCAAGGGCAAAACAATTAGATAAAGATATTCGTGGAAAATTTGGAAAAGGTGCAACAAAAGTAACTGGAAAGTACCTTGAAAAGGATGAAAAAACTGGAGAAGAGAAGAAAGTGAAAGAAAGAAGTCACGTTGTAACTTCTGGTAAAATGGGTAAAAGAAAATTCAAGAAGGCAGTCAAAGCATTAGGTAAAAAATACGATCAAGATTCAGTCATTACTCAAACAAAAGGTAGTGGAGGTGCTACATTAAAAAGAACTCGTAAAGGTGGATTACCAAAAAGAAATATAAAACTTGGAAAGATGAAACCTCAAGGTAGAAATCCAGAGGCAGAAACTCAAGTTAAAGGTAAAACATTTACTTATGAATCATATCTTCGTATTCAAGAAAGAGGTAAAACTTACACGATAGCACTTAACTGGAGAGGTAAATTAATTACTACTCAAATGTTTATACCATCATTTAAGAGACCATCAAAAGCAGAGATGACAGCAGAAGTGCAAAAGGTATATCCAACAGCAGTTGTAATGTATTTCAGCCCATCAGCAGTAGATCCAACAAAACCGATGTTATACGCTGGAAAAGAAACGTAGATTATTATGAGTGAAATTTATCTTGGTAATCCTAATCTAAAAAAAGCAAATACACGAATTGAATTCACTGCAAAGCAGATTGAAGAATTTATGAAGTGTAAAAATGATCCTGTTTATTTCTCACAGAAATATGTAAAGATTGTCAGTCTCGATGAGGGATTAGTCCCATTCAAACCATACAAGTTTCAAGAAAAATTAATTAAGAGATTTCATAAAAACCGTTTTAATATTTGTAAGATGCCTCGTCAGACTGGTAAATCTACAACTGTGGTATCTTATTTGCTTCACTATGCAGTTTTTAATGATAGTGTAAATATTGGTATGCTGGCAAACAAAGCTGCAACTGCAAGAGAATTACTAGGTAGATTGCAAACTGCCTATGAAAATCTTCCAAAGTGGATGCAACAGGGTGTGTTAGTGTGGAACCGTGGATCATTGGAGTTAGAAAATGGATCTAAAATACTTGCAGCATCTACCTCTGCATCTGCAGTTAGAGGTATGTCTTTCAACATTCTTTTTTTGGACGAGTTTGCCTTTGTTCCTAATCATATCGCTGACTCGTTCTTTGCCTCTGTATATCCTACTATTACTTCTGGTAAAAAAACCAAAGTCATCATAGTCTCTACTCCACACGGTATGAATCATTTCTACCGACTGTGGCACGATGCAGAAAGAGGTAAGAATGAATATACACCGACTGATGTTCACTGGTCTGAAGTACCAGGTCGAAATGCAAAATGGAAAAAACAAACAATTGCAAACACTTCAGAACAACAATTTAAGATTGAGTTTGAATGTGAGTTCTTGGGATCTATTGATACTCTGATTGCTCCAAGTAAACTCAAAGCACTAGTATATGAAAACCCAATAAAACAGAATGCAGGTCTGGACATTTATGTTCCTTCAGAAAAAAATCACGATTACTTAATGACGGTTGACGTTGCAAGAGGTGTCGGAGAAGATTACTCTGCATTTGTATTAACTGATATTACTGAGTTTCCACATAAAGTTGTAGCAAAATATCGAAACAATGAAATTAAACCAATGTTGTTTCCAAATATAATATACGAAGTGGCAATGAATTATAATCAAGCATTTATTCTTTGTGAAGTAAATGATATAGGAGATCAGATTGCTTCAATACTTAATTTTGATATGGAGTATGAAAACCTTTTAATGTGTTCGATGAGGGGTCGTGCAGGTCAAATTGTAGGTCAGGGATTTAGTGGAAAGAAAACCCAACTTGGCGTAAAGATGTCAAAAACAGTCAAAAAAGTTGGTGCATTGAATCTTAAAACAATGATTGAAGAGAATAAATTATTATTCAAAGATTATGAAATAATATCAGAACTCACTACATTTATATCAAAAAGTAATTCGTTTGAGGCTGAGGAGGGGTGTAATGATGACTTGGCAATGTGTCTTGTGATCTATGCTTGGTTAGTGGCACAGGATTACTTTAAGGAACTTACAGATCAGGATGTAAGGAAAAGATTATATGAAGAGCAGAAGAATCAGATTGAGCAAGACATGGCACCTTTTGGGTTTATTTCTGATGGATTGGATGATGGTAGTTTTGTAGATAATGAGGGGGATAGATGGCATGTTGATGAATATGGAGACCGTTCATATATGTGGGAGTATCGTTAATGTTACAAAAAACAAAGATAAAGCAAATATTAAATGCTTAAATAATTTTTGTAGGGTATAATGGATTGGGATAAGGAGTTAAAATTAGAAAAATTGGAAAACATGATCACTGTTTACGAAAAACACATTGAAGATTTAGAAAAAGAAAACAAAAGTTTAAAACTACAAGTTGAATTTCTAAAACAACAATTAGAGTATAAAACATTTGGAAAACCATCTTATGAGGAAAAGTTATGAGTGGCGACATCGGATTACGAGATGAGAGCATCATCTTTTACAGTAAAAAAATGACTCAAGCAAAGTTAGTTCTTTTAGCTCACAAGGGTATTAAATTAGATTGGAAAGAGTATGAGTATCACACTTCAGCAAGTAAACGAATCTCTAAATGATATTAGACCATACATTGAATCAGATGGTGGATATCTAGAACTTGTAGATGTTGATTTTGATTTAGATGAAAATGTTAGGATGTACTATGGGGTGAAACAAGATGAAAAAGCAGCAATTGCAAAAGTAAGATTGAGTGGTGCATGCGAGTCATGTGCAATGAGTGCTCAAACTCTAAGGATGGGAATCGAAAGACATCTCACACAGACTTTTCCAGAAATAGTAGGAGTTATTCAAGTATTATGAAATCTGCTATTCTTATTGCTTGTTTTTTACCATTAGTAATTATCTACATAGTTATGAAACTTGCGGTATGGTTATCTGCTACAAATGCTGAATCTACGTATGTTAAAAAAGAATCTCTCAGACCACACGGCCCGTATTTGGCAGATGCGTATGCAGACGTTGACGAGGAGGAAGAAGAGTATTGGAATATCACAAAAGATTGATAGTATCTTATTTGAGTGGTATTCAGAGAGAGGTATGGAAGTTCCCAATTGGAAAATGAAAACTGATCCAGATTGGTGGATTGATTATTTGGAAGAGTTGAAACAATATGGATGAAGAGTTTGGTTTTGATTTAGAGCATCTACTCTTCAAAGAAAGAAAGTGTAGAGTTTGTGGAGAGATAAAAGATTTAGTGAATGATTTTTATTTGGTACGTAAGAATAAAAGAAATTTTCCATCTGCATATTCGTATGAATGTAAAATATGCACGGTTAAAAGAATTATCAAGAGTAGAAAGAATTTAATTACATCAAAAGAATGGACATATCCTGATTGGTGATGTTCATGCATTGTTTCCCCAATGTAAAAGTAGCGATTAATAAATACTTTTAGTAAAATTGAATCTTTTATAAAGAGGGAAAGACATGTCGCTTAACTTAGTATCTCCTGGAGTCAAGGTAAGAGAAGTTGACTTGACTATCGGTAATATATCTGGAGCTAATGAACAGGTCGGAGCGATTGCTGGCCCATTTGAAAAAGGCCCCATTGACGTACCGATATTAGTAGAAAACGAACAAGATCTTCTTGCAACTTACGGTAAACCATTAGATAAAGACGGACAATTTGAGTATTGGATGACTGCATCATCATATCTTTCATATGGTGGTACATTAAGAGTTTTGAGATCCGATGGTGCAAATTTAAACAACGCAAATGCAGGTGTTAGTGTTGCATCAACAACTGTAAAAATTAAAGGTTATGATGATTACACAGCAAATTACACACTTGCTTCTGATTGGTTCTATGCTGCAAAAAATCCTGGTACTTGGGGTAACGGATTAAAGGTATTCACAATTGACCATTTTGCAGATCAAGTAATCAGTGGTGTTGGAACTGCTGGCATTTCAGTTGGAATGGGTGTAACACAGGTAATTACAGGAAGAACTCGTGTTGGGCCAGGAACAGAGACAACATACAGTTCAGGTTTTGTTAGAGGAATTATAACTGGAGTTGGAACTGCTGCTGGTGCAGGAATTGGAACCGATGCGGTTACAGTTAAGATTGTTGATAGAGTAGACGTTGGCACTGGTCTTGCTTCAGCAACAAATTATGATCAACTTCAATTCTTAGCATCAACATCTGATACAGAAACTACAAACGTATCAACAGGAATCGGAACAACATCAGGTCTTGTTGATCTTGCTCAAGATATCACAATCACTGGTATTTCTACAGCATCTGCTGCTGCAGGTATTGATCAGGATATTGCATTAGGTGATGTGGTAACATCAACTGGTGGTAACTCGGTTGTTGCAGCTGGAACAACAGTCATTGGTATTGGCGTAAGCACAATAACTGTGGATAGAGCAATAACTGGTATAGACACAACTGGAAGTGTGATATTTACATTTACTCGAACAACTGGAGTATCTACTACAACTAATACAAATACAACGTTCTTTATTCAAGCAAACGGAGATGCAGTTTCTAACGAAACAACAACTACAGTTACTGATTGGTACAATTCACAAACATTAGGATTAACTAAAGGTGGTGATATTAGTTGGAATACAATTGCTGAAAAACCTGGTACATCAGAATATGCAGAATCAAGAGATGGTGCAAACGATGAAATCCATGTTGTAGTTGTAGACGAAGATGGTAGTGCAACAGGAATTGCGGGTAACGTAGTCGAAAAACATCTATACCTTTCAAAAGCAAAAGATGGTAAGAGACAACCAGCAGAGGAAGTTTACTACAAAAATTATCTTGCAAATATATCAGAGTTCATTTATTCAGGTGCTGCTCCAACTGGAAAGGCAAGTGGATTAACAGCAATTAATTCGGGATCTGGTGATACGGACATTAAAGACTTTGCAGTGACTTCAGGTAACTGGGGAGTAAATGCTTCAGGAGTTACATTTAATGTTGAGGGTAATAGAGGATATGATTTACAGGGTGGTAAAGATTATTCTGGAACAGATGGTTACTTAGTACAAAAAGGTGATGTTATTAACTCATATAACATTCTTAAAAATCCAGCAGAGTACTCAATCAACTTTATCCTACAAGGCCCCAGTGGTGGTGCTACAATCTTTGAATCGCAGGCAAAAGCATCAGCACTGATTGCAATTGCTGATCAAAGAAAAGATTGCATTGCTTGCATATCACCGCATCGTTCAGGTGTTGTAAATGTATCAAATTCAGATACGCAAACAGATAACATAGTTGATTATTATAAGGCATTACAATCATCATCATATGCAGTATTTGACTCAGGTTACAAATACACATTTGATAGATTTAATAATGAGTTCAGATATATTCCATTGAATGGAGATATCGGTGGATTAATGGCAAGAACATCAATCAATTCATTCTCTTGGTTCTCACCAGCTGGTGCATCAAGAGGAGCAATTAATAATGTAATCAAGTTGGCATATAATCCAACGCAAGCACAAAGAGACATAATCTATCCTAAGAGAATTAATCCAGTGATTGCATCTCCAGGTGCAGGAATTATTCTCTTTGGTGATAGAACTGGACTTGGTGTTGCATCAGCATTTGATCGTATTAATGTTCGTCGTTTGTTCCTCACACTAGAGGATACAATCGAAAGAGCAGCAAGAGATCAGTTGTTTGAATTTAATGATGTAATTACAAGAACAAACTTCTTAAATATAGTTGATCCTTTCCTTCGTGATGTAAAAGCAAAGAGAGGTATCACTGAATTTGTTGTAATTTGTGATGAAACAAACAATACACCAGACATAATTGATTCAAATCAATTTAGAGCTGATATTTTCGTAAAACCCGCAAGGTCGATTAACTTTATCGGACTTACATTTGTTGCGACACGCACAGGAGTAAGTTTTGAAGAAGTAGTTGGAAACGTTTAACTCAATCGAGGAAAAAAATTAAATGGCTAACCTAAACATTCCAAGCACTAGAGATAGAACCCTTGATGCATTCAAGGGTAAGATGGTCGGGGGTGGTGCTCGTCCTAATTTATTTGAATGTGAATTATTCTTCCCTGATGATGCAATTCCCATAGATTCATCTAGTGACGAAATCGCAGACAAAAGTAGATTTCTAGTCAAAGCAGCACAATTACCTGCTTCAAATATTGCACCAATACTTGTTCCTTTTAGAGGAAGAAATCTTAAGATTGCAGGAGATCGTACATTCGATCCTTGGACAATCACAATTATCAATGATGTTGATTTTAAAATTAGAACAGCATTTGAAAGATGGATGAACTTGATTAATAAGCATGAAGATAATTCTGGACTTACTGATCCA